GATAGAAACTACCATACCAAATAGTTCACTTGCTTTTAGCACGTCGAGAATATTAGCTAACTTCTCGTCGTCATCATACACTGCATCAGTCATTGTTTACTCCTTGTTCTGTGACTGGCTGGCTTCCGTCTAGAAACCATAGCAACGACCACCCCGCGGAGCAGGTGGTCGTCACCAAAGCATCTAGAATGGTGGACAGATGCACTCGTCACCTGTTATAAAGTCTTCGATACCTACACAGTAAATACATTTATCTGCGTTCTTGATGGTATTCTTGTGAGCTTGTATCTCTTGTTGTAATTCCCAAGAGACTTGCATGATCTGACTTACATAAGACTCACACTCTCGATTGAGATTGTATATCTTAAAGCCAGCTAGAGTAATAATAATTATAAGTAATAAGTCGAACCCATTGATTGTTTCTAGCATTGCTTTGCTCCTTTCTAGAGCTTTTTATAGTTGGAAGAGAGGGTCATAGGCGTTGTTGCCTTCCACCCTCCAAGCGTAATCAAGACTGTCTTGACCCTTCCGTCGCTTGTTATCTACTTAGTAGGCTGATGTCTTGCTACGAACGATTACCTAAAAGAGCGAGCCGAGGCGGTTACCCGCCCCGACCCGCTCGATGCGATTGCTACCAGGCACTCACGACTTCTGGTTCGTACGCTACGCGCTCGTCTTCGGTCAACTGGCGGTCGAACGAGACAACGGTTACAAAGCCTAACTCTGGGTTGGCTTCCTTCTGCTGGATTGCGTTCCAGCGTGCTTGCTTCTCACTCGCGAACGATACGCGACTTAAGCCGACTAGGGCTTCATATAGATAGAAATGCATCTTAACCTCCTACAGGCAACAACCCACGGAACGGTTCAGTGGGTAACAAAATGCAAAAACAAAAACCCTAGTAAAAGCCAGCACAGGGGCAGAAGTATGTAAGCAGACAGTCAACCAAACAAACAAGTGATTTAAAACGATGTAATAGTTTATTTAATAGGGAAGGGGTAGTCAGTCTAGTGGTAGGGGGACTATCTCTGCTCTAATCTGTACTGCTCTAGACTAAGGAATTCTAAGCCCGTGGGTGGTCTGTATAGCTTAGATCTTGACCCACGGTTTATAACTGCGTAGTGGTGTTGTACTGTAGAGTCTATAATAATTTATGTTTAGTTGTTTCCCCCTAGTATTATTTATTTGTTTCGTTTATAACAATCTATGTGAATTAGGTAACAATTTGGTAACAGAGCGTTACAAGTCGTCTGTAACAGGGTTAGTTATAGTGTAGGTTATTATATTAGCAAGCCTGCCTTATGGCTTGCCAGTTAATTGCAACCCCCTTTGGAGGGGTTGCTTACTATTACTATTATTAATACTAATAGTATTATTAGGATAATTAGGTTTATTATGGCTGCTAAAGCTGGAGATCAACACCATACCAGACTTCGGCAAATTGAAGATCAGAGAAAGTTTATTTCTTTTCTTAAGCAGGGCATTGATATGGATTCCGCCCTTGCTGCTGTGGGGAAGAAGAAGACCGCCCTTAGATCTTGGCTCCTAGATGGGGAATTCGCGGCACAGGTCGAGGAAGCTTCTAACTTTGGATCCGATGCCATTGCTGCCTCACTAGGTGAGAATAAACATAAAATTGATTTTGCCACGTTCTCCAGAGAGTTCTTGAACACCGAGGTATTCCCTCATCAGCAAAACTGGATTGACGTTCTTGAGGGTCGTGACCCGACGTGGCAACACCCTTCCATGACGTTTGAGCAGGGTAATCGCCGTAGGTTGCTTATTAACGTGCCACCTGAACACGCTAAGTCAACCACCATGACGGTTAACTACGCCATGTACAAAATTGCTCTAAACCCTAATATCCGCATCGTGTTGATTTCTCAAACCCAGACACGCGCCAAGGAGTTCTTATACTCCCTAAAGCAGCGCATGACTGAAGAGCCTTGGCTTAAGATGCAACAGGTCTATGGTCCTCCTGGGGGCTATAAGGAGACGGCAGACCAATGGACTGCAGACAGAATTTATCTCGAACGCGAATCAGGAGAGAAGGACCCGACGGTTCAAGCTCTTGGTATTGGACAACAGATCTACGGTACTCGTGCGGATCTAATCATCATGGACGATATTGTCTCAACGACAAACGCGCACGAATGGGAGAAGCAGCTCAACTGGTTGCAGAAGATGGTTGTTACCCGTGTGGGTTCGACTGGGACGCTTCTGATTGCAGGGACTAGAGTTTCTTCAATAGATCTATATAAAGAAATTAGGAATCCAGAGCACTGGACTGGGGGTAGGTCACCTTTCACCTACCTAGCCATGCCAGCTGTACTTGAGTTTGACGATAAGCCTGAGAAGTGGAAGACACTCTGGGCTAGGTCTGATAGACCGCTGGATGGGGCTGACGAGTTTGATGATCCAGAATTGCTTACACCCGATGAAAACGGGCACTTTGTAAAGTGGGATGGTAGGCGACTGTTTGAGCGTCGTAGCGAGGTCAGTCCCTCCACGTGGGCACTTGTTTACCAGCAGCAAGATGTTGAGGAAGATGCAATATTTCCACTTCCTGTTGTGAACGGTTCAATTAACCGAATGCGTAAGGCTGGTAGACTTAACTTCAATGCCCCTGGACACCCAAGTTCTGAAGGTTCTTGGTTTGTTATCATGGGACTTGATCCTGCCATGTCAGGCAAAACTGCTATGGTTGTGTATGCAGTCAACCGAGAGACCAATAAACGGTACGTCTTGGATGTACACAACATGGCTGAATCTACCCCACAGAAAATTGATAGCCTCATAAAGGAATGGGTAGAGACATATAACCCGCAAGAACTGCGGATTGAAATCAACGCTTATCAGAAAGCTTTCTCGCTTGATGATCAGCTGCGAATGTGGCTCGCTAGTCGCGGAACTGCACTGCGAGAGCACTTCACCAGCAAGAATAAGTGGGACGTTAACTTTGGTGTAGCTGCCATGTCCTCTCTGTTTGGTAGTATGCGTGATGGAAAGTTTAATAAAGATAACCTTATTGAACTTCCCGATAACTCAAATGAACATGTTAAAGCTTTGGTTAACCAGTTAATTACCTGGAAGGCTGATACTAAAGGACCAACCGACTGCGTTATGGCACTGTGGTTCTGTGAGATCAGAGCCAAAGAACTAATTCAACAAAGTAACTTTAGAACGGCTCATGCAAATAATAGGTGGGCAACAAGAAGAAACGTTGCTATGCAAGGTGTTGTAAATCTTGATGAGATGGCAATGGAAACATTGTCAGGTCTATACTAGGAAATTAAATGGCATTATCAACCGAGCAAGTTACCAATAAGGTATTAGCTCTTACACGTCGCTATGCAGAACGTGACTTCAGAATGGCAGACATTACTGCTGTTCGTCGTGGCAACATGGAGTCTGTTTACCCAGATATGTTCCCAGAGGGTATGTCACGCCCAATGATTGCTAACTTTGTTGATGTTGCTGCTCGTGACATTGCTGAAGTACTTGCTCCACTTCCTTCCTTTAACTGCTCTACTGCAAATATCAATTCAGATAAGGCAAAAAAGTTTGCTGACAAGCGAACCATTATTGCTAATAACTACATTGAATTTTCTAATCTTCAAACCCAGATGTACACAGGTGCTGACTGGTACCTAACCTACGGTTTCTTGCCAATCTTTGTTGATGCTAACTTTGATAAAAACATGCCACACATTCGTGTGGAAAATCCAATGGGTTCATACCCAGAGTTTGATCGCTTTGGTCGTTGTGTATCATTTACAAAAAAGTACATTAAGACTATTCGTGAACTAATCGTTGACTTTCCTGAATACGAACGTTTAATTCTTGGTGATCTTGGTCGTGATATGGCTGACCTTGATACGAATATGGAACTAATGCGCTACGAAGATAGCGATCAAGTTGTTTTGTTTTTGCCACAACGTGGTAATTTAATTCTTCGCAAAGCCAGAAATCCAATTGGCAAACTAACTGTAGTTGTAGCTCGTCGTCCAGGACTTGACC